AGGGCTGCAACGCATTTGCGTTGTAGTCCCATCTTGGAAGTAATTGGAAGTTTAACAGCTTCCACTGTTTTCGGCATTTTAATGCCATATAGACTTTTAAGGAGGACTTTGTGGGCATTTCGTATGCCCCCTAGTTTTCAAACAAGGTTTGTATAATAGTTTATTTACCATAACTTATTCGGCCATCTATGGCCGCTCTTTATTGAGCTTAAATAGTACCCTTTTTCGGCCCGTCATATTCTTGGGCCCAATAACTAATAATCAGTTTTTAGTATCTTTTTAGCTGATATATTATGTTATTTTACTGATTCATTAACCTGACACACTTAAGATTGTGTGCAGACTACATTGTAGTCAGATCTAAGCTGTAATCAACAGCAACATTACTGATTCACTATTTTAGTGATACACTATATGTGTACAAGTTACATTGTAACTAGATCTAAGCTGTAATCAACAGCAACATTACTGATCAGCAACCCGCAGAACTATTGTCGTAATCAACGACAAAGCAAATGTAGTATTGGACCTGCAACCCAATATTATTGCTTGTTTTGATTCACACGTGTGAATAAAACAATCAAAGCCTTTAAGCTAAATAAGGTAGTACCTATATTAGTAATCGTATGCTCAGGTGACTCGGATCCTATTATTAAAAGCCGACAAAGAAAATTACCCAGGTTCGACCTGGTTCAGCTCAAATCATGTTCCATCCCATCGGATGTAAAATGGTCTCACGCATGAGAGAATGCCCTTGTTCTACTTTTTATCTAAATACTAGAGATAGCTGCTTGCAGCCTAGTGTCACCCCCCTGAGTGTCCACAATAACACTCTTAGATCAGATATGCCCACTGCATTATCTGACAACCACCCACACTCAATTAGTAGTGCCCGTTCGGCAATACAAGCTACTATTGAGTCAATAGGTGGGTTCCCCGAGTTTCGTTTCGAGCCTCAAGTTGGTTTTGATCTTCGTCTTCTCGATGAGGTGTCTAAGTTTTTAAAAGAATTAGGCCAATTTGGTAAGGTTCCCATAAAAGACGACCTCATATCTGAGGTTGAGGGATTAGTAGCGTTACTGATTAACATACAAGGTTGTACAGACTATGTTGCAGTTATCGCTGGTATATTCCTCTACGTCAGGAAATTCTTTGATTCATCCGTGACATCACAAGTTTTGAACTACATCTATGACTTGTTTGGTATCACACCACAGGATGGCGACGAACCGGAGGACATTGACTCACCGGCACCAGAATCATCAGCCGCTGACCCTCGTTGGTTAGAAATGATGAAAAGCGCTCGGAATGATTGGCAACGCTGCCGTAATAACGATTTGTTTGGACATTTTTCCAAAATGCTGGGACTTTTAGTCACTATGGGTATGTGTAAAGCATCCGATGTGACATTCAGCATAAAGGAGTACAAACTTTTTGAACCCGATATGAAAGTAATTCATGGCGATGCATTAGATATAATTGATGCAGGTTTTGCCACTGTCACTTTCTTTGTCGAGAAAGCGTATGCTTGTTTCCAAACCGGTAGTTTCAAACCATTACTAATAAGTGATGGGGAAGCACAAGAAATTGATGAAGAGTATGCAAATCTTCTACTTTGGTGGGCTCTCGTGAAGAACGGGAACTTAATGAAAGTAGCTAAGATGTCAGATTCAGAATTTGATTCACGTTTAGAAGCGCTTGCAACCCGGCTCGAGTTGATTCGAGCGAAAACAAAAGGACTGGAGAAGAGACTCATTGATGATAAGATCATGAAACTTTTAACCATCAAGAACGACTATGTCACCATGAAAATTAGTAGTGGTGTGCGTAAGGCTCCTTTTGTGATCAAACTCTTCGGAGATAGCAGTCAAGGTAAAACCACTTGTGGTGACCAGATTATTGACGCTCTTCTCAGAAGCGCTGGATTGCCCATGGGCAAAGAGTACAGAGCCTCGTATAACCCCAGTGATAAATTCATGTCCAATTGGACAACGAGCAAAGAAGTCTTACAGATTGATGACTTCGCCAATGACAAGATTGAGTTTGCCGAAAGGTGTCCAACTCGTGTTTTGATTGATGTTTGTAATAACCAACCTTTTTATGCTAATGTAGCAGATCTAGAAGGTAAGGGAAAGAAGTTCGTTGAACCTTCCCTTGTTACTCTTAGCACCAATGTCAAACACATGGACGCTGGTAAGGCAACCAATTGTCCTTATTCCGCACAGAGAAGGATTGACGCTGACATAACAGTCAAAGCGCGACCTGAGTTTCAACATATTGTGAACGGAATGACACAAGGTATAGATCCTAGTAAGATTAGAGCAGCATTTGCTCATCTGAAGGAGAAACCTGCACTGGATGATATCTGGCTATTGACAGTAGAAAAGGCCGTAAAGCCTGCGAAACTGACTTGTGTAGCCGACTATCGTGTCATCACTTGGCGAGGCATCAAGATGAAAGACGTACCTCTCCGAATTGTTATTCAATATCTTATTGAAAGATTCACCACTCATCGTTTAGACCAGGAATTCATTTTGGAAAGAATGCAAGAGAGGACTGGTGAACTTCGTCTTTGCGGTCATGATGGCTGCAATCAATTATCAGGATATTGTGATCTGCATGATCATCTCGAAAAACAATCCGGAGAAGAAGAACTCCTTGAACAACAGTTTGGAGACGAAATCCTCGACGCTGTACAAAAAGCTGGT